ATATGAGCATTTTGTAAAGTATTGGGGTTTCCGTAATCACCCCTAGCAATCACATTCCAAGCAATGGAAATTCTCTCTTTTCCTTGCTCTTTCATTTGAGGAACCCAATGTTGAAGCCAAGATGGAAAAATTAAACCAGTACCTTGACTAGCATTAATTGTCACCATACTGGAATTATACCAGTTTGGTTTATTTTTAAGAAATAAAACATTCGCTTGGGGTCGAGGATCAAAAAATTGAAGAGGCGAAGATTTATCAGAAGTTTGTAAATACCATACTCCCGATAAAAGGTTATTAGAATGTGTATGTGGGGCATGAATACTTCCATATCGTAATATATTTCCCCACATATTAGTAAATTCTAAAGACTCATATTCATAATCATATTTGCGTAAAATTTCTTCACACACCTTCAAAGTATAATTTGAAAAATCAGCAAATATTTCATCCAAATAAAGAATGTTTCTTTTATACCCCCCCGCTCCATCTAATTTTCTAATATAATTTACTAGACTATTTTGATTAGATGGGTTAAATTTATATTCATGAATAAGAGTCGGAAAACACTCGTAAGTTTTTACATTGTCCATGCCAATACACTCCATCTTACACCTTTAGTTACTGTTTTCACTTCATGTGGAAACATAAAGTTGGAAGGGAAAATTAACCCAGAGCCCTTTTTAGGATGATACCATTTATCTGCCACCACAAACTCTCCACCTTTATAATCATCATTTAAAAATAGCAATATAGATGCTTGTGGATACCCATATTGTTGACCATGACTATGATGTATATTGTCTATATGACTCGACATAAACCCATTTTTAGGATATCGATTGATACGAAAATCTGTTATATGTTGAACACTAAAGAGAGGATGCTTCTCTGAATATTTTTTGATTGTGTATTCGAATGCTGCCTTGACAGCATTATAATAAAGATTACCGTCCTTTATCCACACTTCATCCATACGCACTCGTTCATCTGAAGTTTCTGTTCTTCCTTTGTGACTAGAATATGTCGATGGTTTAAAATTAAAATTCCAATTAATTAGATCATCACATAATGCATAAGGCACAACCTCTTCATAATATCCAATATACTTTTCCATTAAATCATTCCTGCTTCAAATTTCTTCCATTCAGTTGCATTACGAATATCCCATCCACGATTATCAATAGATTTAATAACTCCATCTATATATTTAACTATACTCTCATAGTAACTGATTTTCCCTTGCAGTTCTAAAATCTCATCATCAGAATTTATATACATCTGAAGATCAGTCTTTAACACTTTCAAGTCAAATGGTTTTGCGACATACACCTTTGCATCTGCTTTCCCACCATAATACTCCCACTTGGCACGATACATCCTTTGATGATCTGCCTTTCTCATTATAAGAAGTTGATCATAGTGTGATCTGTATTCCAACCATTTAGGTTTGATGTTCTGATTTTTATAGGATTCTTGATCAAGTCGTTCTTGATCTAGGATTGTAAGGTCTTCCCTTGCTTCGTTCTGTAATTGTTCGAAATTCATAATATATCTTACCACAAAAGATAATGATTGTCAAGGAGTTTGAGCAGAATTGATGGAACTTCCCTTTGTTTATATTGTCCTGAGACTAGATTTTGAAAACTGTTAAAGTTATCGTTATCTGCTCTTTCGTATTTATAAAACTTCGAATTCATATATCTGATATGAGAAATCAACTGTAGAAGTCATATATTCTACATCAGTTGCCGTTTGCGTATATTCTAAGGCCCCTAATACTACAGGATACATATCTCTAAAAAATACATTCAGGATTGGATTATTTTTATTAGATAGTATAGTAAGGGTTGCATCAGAAAATAAAGCATTTATTCCTGTTGGCGGTTGTACATCACCAATATCTTGAGATTTTCCCACAGTTGGAATAGGTGCATTAGAAGCATTTGCTCTAAAATCACTAAATTGTTTTCTATCTTTAGGAAACCCTATTGCTGTCATCCATTCATGAATTGATTGATAATTCTCTAAATATTCATCAACAATATATGTTATTGACAAATTGTCATATGTCAACTTATCTCCCATCATAGGAATATCCTTAAATGGGGTAGGAAACATTGCATCTCCCAAATTAATTCCTGGAATATTAGCACCTACAGTGAAAAATTCTACTTTGGGTAATTGATTTATACCAAATTTAAATTGTGTAGGACTTGCATAATCCAAGTTTGTTGGTTGTCGATCTATTGCTTTAATTGCCATATATCTATTTATAATAAAAAAAGAGAGGTCCGTAGACCTCTCTCTAGTTTCACTTGGGCAGTTATCTTCTTACATAAGATTTGTAACTTTAACCCGACGATACCAAGCATTCGTATTGGCATCAAGTGAGGCATCGGAGTTAACCGTATCACCAGCAGCGACTGCACTAGCAGCGGCAAATGGATTTGCGGCAAGACCATAACGTGTCTTAAACCCGATTTTTGGTTGAAAGGAATTCTCACCAACCGCACGAACCATCTGTAGAGGAACGTATGGGCAGTAGAAAAATCCTGCATCATAAGGCGATGTGCCTTTATATCCACAAACATAGTACTGTGAAGCAGCTACGTTAGCAGAATACGGATCAACATAAACCTTGAAACGACCATTCATCGTACCAGCAAAGGTAGTAGAAGTGTCATCAACATTTAGGCTGTTGTTAAGAGCAGGAGTGTAATCAAGAACACCAGCCATCTGAAGAGCGGACGCAACGTCTGCTGAACAAATGATCATGTTCCCTTTACCCCTACGAGTCTGTTGACCGATAGCATTGGCATCACGTTCAATGGCAAACATTAAACCTTTGAACTTCTCAACTGACCAACGACCATTTGAGTCGGTGTCAAGATCGAAAATACCAGCAGTAGTCGTATTCACTTGAGCACCAGCAACGGCGGTGATATAAAGTGAACGAACTACTTCACGATTGATCTCGGCAAGAATTTCAGAACTAAGAATATTAGCAAGTTCTGTTTCTGCATCTAGACCGTGAATAGCTTTCAAGTCTTGAGCAAGTTCCATCGTATACTCTGCTTTGAGAGCACGTGAAACGGCGGTTACAGTTGATTTCTCAATGCTGAATGCCATCTCTGCGAAAGCATTGGTTCCACTGTCACCTAATGCCTCAGCTTGAGCTAAAGTCATACCAGTAGCACTTACGTAAGTACCAGCGGAAGGACTGTCGTTCAATACGGCAGGGTTGGTTTCAGTCGCACCAACATCTCCACCACCAATCGTGCCAGCGGCATTTTGGTTAGAGATATCAGGAAATGATTCGTCCATGAGTGCTTCGGCACCATCCTGCGAAATGAATGAAGAACGCATCGCAAAGATAAGACCAGTAGGCCCTGTCATTGGTTGCACACCGCATACATCATACGCAATCAGGTTAGGCATCGCACGACGAACCAAAGAAATCAAAATTGGATCCCAGGTGTCCATTTGTCCACCTGACATAGCATTAACAGGAGCAACCTCAGTAAGATACTGAGCATCTTCTTTCAATGCTTTTTCTTGGTTATCGAGGAGTAGAGTGGTAACGGCCCGCTTGTAAGAATCCTCAATCCTAGGTAGATCGGGGTGTTCTAGCACTGGCTGCCACTTTTCCTGTAGATGTTCTGTCTGAAACATAGTTGTTTCTCCTTTTTTATTTGTTACATCTATTTATAAAATTATTAACTAGCACGTGCCTTGTTACGAGAAATAGCAGACATATAAGACTTCATTGCATTACTCGTATCAACATCTTGTGCGGAGCCATCAGCTTCATCATCTGAATCACTTGTTGGATGAACTTTTGGAAAATAACTTTCCTTCAGTGTGTTGAGTTTTTCTTTGAAAGACTCTTCATCACCAAATTCTACATCCTGAGTAAGTGATTTAAACTTTTCAACTTCAGTGTCGGCTAAGTCCTCGGAAACCTCAGATATAACCTGTTCACGAACCAGTTCACTATTTGACTCTTTAATTTCGACATTCTTTTGAATTTCGGTATTTAGTTTGTCTTCCAGTTCGGAAATTTTATCAGATTGTGCTTCCAGAACGTCATACTTTTCGTCTGGAACATCAATATAATGATCTTCAAACAATTGCTGTAGACCAGAAATAAAGTCTTCTGCGATCTCACCTTTGAGTCCTCTTTCAATAGCAAGTTCGTTTTCTTTAATCCACTCTTCAACAACATAGTTGAGATACGTGTCTACTTTCTCAGACAATTCGTCTTTAAAAGTATCCATTTCTGTTTCTTTTTCAGTAGCAACTTCATCATGGATACGTTCTACTTCAGCACGTACCTTAGATTTAACTGCTGCTTCGAAGATGGTTGCGGCTTTGTTTTTGAATTCCTCAGAAAGAGAATCATCACCACTCATCAAAGCATTGACATCTTCTTTTACGTCAATATCTTTAATGCGTTTTTCGATTGCTTCTTTCTTAGCATTCTCTAATGCCTCTTCCTCATCTTCATCTTCCTCATCTTCATCTTGCTCTGCAAGACTAGACTGATAGGCTTTTAACATCTCTTTAACTTGCGTTGATTTCATATTAGCAAAATATTCGAGATGTTGATCTTTAGTTCTCGGTCCTTCAGAAAGTTCTTCACCCTCATGCTCGGTTTCATCACCAGCAGCGAGTTTGCGTTTTAATTCGCCAACCTTTCCCTTATCGGGAACTCCACCACTAGAAGCGATCTTACCCTTACTTTTTTCAGGGGAATCTTCACCTTTCTGTTGTGCATCTCCACCAATCTCTTTTGCCGCAGCAGCGACTTTCTTGGCGGGAGCATCGGACTGTTCGGGATCAACTACTGGTTTCCCAGTATCTTGACGTTCTCCCTCGATTTTAGAACCTTTTTCGGCAGGAGTTGCGTTAGCCTTAGGTTTCATTGCATCTGATTTTACTTCCTCAAGCTCATCAGTTGCTTCCTCAAGTTCGGCAATTACCTCTGCTTCAAGTTCCTCAATCGTCTTTTCCAGTTCATTTGGGTCTGACATACGGATTTCTCCTTTGTTTTTGTCTTAGTTATTTATTTATAAATTATAACATTTTGAGGAATTTTGCGAACTCAAGTGCTTCGAGATTCGCTTGTTTTTGACGTGCTTTTACGTCAAATTTCTTTTTAACATCCGCAAGGTGTGCTTCAACAAGTGCTCCATTGCTCCAAACCCACTCTTTTCCTTCCATAACACCTTCTACGAAAGCATTTGGTGCGGAGGGATCGGCTACAATATCACCAGCAGTTGCTAGGTAAAAATCATCTTTCACATAGTTTGCACCATTTCTCTGTTCCAAACTACCCATACCTCTAGAAGAAACACCTAATTTTGCACCCTCGTCCATTAAATTTTTAACTATTTTACCCATAGGTGTTTCCATAATCTTTGCTTCACCAACAAAGTTTTTGCCATCTTGTTCCAAACTAGTAATCATATGGGATACTCTTTCAAGATTAACTGTTGGTCCATCTGGATGTCCTAACTCTCCAAAAGCACGATTTTCCTTAATAAAGGCTTTATCATATTTGGCAACTTCTTTTGCAAGAATTTCTTGAGGATATATTCGTCCATTTCGATTTTTTACATCCGATTGCATGAATACACCACGAATTTTATAGGATTTTTTACCATTATCCTTTGCTTCTGTGATAAATTCTACATCATCTACTGCTTCTGATATAAGTTTTAACATTTTTTTAATCCCATATTTTATATTTAATTGGTTGTTTTTTCTTTGAGTTGAATATAAAATCCCTAATATGATGTTTCTTACGATCCACACCCTTCTGAGGAAATCCAATTCCCATCAAAAGAAGAGGTTTTTCATTCAAATCTGCAATCTCTTTGATTGCTTTTGCATCAAAACACTGACAGCATCCTGTTCTATATCCCATCAAAGAAGCAGTCAGATTTAAATATCCAGCGGCAATTCCTACTGCAACCTGTCTATCTCTCTCCAACTCCTTTAATTTTTTCTCATCCCATTTACCAGTTTTAATAAATGATAATGTCGCCGCATTTCGATGAACATCACCACTCAAGTCTTCAGTAAAATCATAATTTTCAAACAATACTAAAAGGTTTGCAAGTGTTTGAGGGTTTGTTTCAAACCCAACAGGATCACCTTTCTTCCTCTTAGTACTAAATCCCTCCGTCTGTTCATGAATCTCTTCAATCACATCACGGTCCTGTATAAAATGCACTTTATAAAAAGCAATATTCTGTTTACTTGGACAATTTGTAACTGCATGTAACATAACATCCACATCATCTTTGGGGATACTTTTACTCAAATCCCAATTACGTTGCGTATGTTGACTACGAATTACTGCCTTTTCAAATTCTTTATGTATATGTGCATTTAACATTACGTTATATTATCATAACCCGAAACTTTTCTAAACTTTAATACTGCATAACCATCAGATGCCCCATTTGTTACAAGAACATCACCATCAATACCTGTTCCAGCATTATTTGCTATAGAAGGCATACCGTCACTTCCTCCATATGCACCACTCCCATTAAGGGAAAGTGCAATAATATTTGCATCTGCATTCCAAAGAATGTCAGTTGTTGCTTCTACAGACCACCGAGCTGCCACTAACGACAATCTTGGATTGGTATCGGCACCAGCAAGTCCAGATGCATCTACGATAGATGCGGCACTATTAGTACTAGATGTAGTAATTTTAACTACATGTTCAAAGTCACTATCGACTAATGTTTGTAATACGACTGCCATTATTTACTCCTAAATCGACAACATCTCTTTTTCAAAGTAATTCATTAGTTTCTTCTCAGGAACTTTGAATTTTTTTGATACTTCTACTATAGTTTTCTCAAAACTATTTAGGAAATCTGAGGGTTTAGCATCCATTTTTTTGAAAATTTGATCAACAGCATTCTTCATCTTAGGAGACAATTTCTTGTACTGCTGAGATTTTTTATGTTCATCTTTTTCCAAAATTGGAGTATATATTCCCTCAAACGTCTTCTTCATCCGTTTTTTCCATTTCCTTACGCTGAGCAACGAAAGTTTTTGATACTTCTGTTCTTTTAATTTCTAAAGCATCCCCAATTTTCTTAATCATTGACGTTTTAAAGTCATCCGTAGCTGATATATTGTTATCTGCTTCTACATTATCTACAAATTCTCTACTCATTTTTTTCTTCCTTTCAAACCATTTCTAACAATAAAACTCTTATCAGATTCTATATCCTTCTGATCTGGCTCAGGTTCATCTTTTTCATCATCATCTGATGATGGATCATTAAGCGCAGGGTCTTCATAATCAGGCATATCTTCTGGAGGTATAAGTTTACCCTCTGGGTCTGCTGGATAGCGTGTAATACCATCGCCACCATCTGGGATATCCATACCACCGTCATCAACATCCATCTCCTGCTCTTTCCTAATTTGGGCTTTCATTTTATCAACTTCTTGATCATTAAATCGCAATACCTTCT